AGAGTATTGACAGAGAGAGATGAAATAAACACAAACACGCCATTAACATCTATTCGTAGAGCAATCACAGATTTAACAAATGATGATTATATTGTTAAAACAGATAAGAGGGTAATGGGTAGTGCAGGAAGAAAAACATACACTTGGAGATTAAAATAATGGCATTTGAACATAAACAAAATAGTGGATCATTATTCACTAATAGCAAAAAAGATAAAGATACACAACCAGACTATACAGGCACAATTAACATAGAGGGAACACTCTATCAAATTTCTGCTTGGAACAATGAAGCGAAATCTGGTAAGAAGTATTTTGGATTAAAGGTAACCTTACCACTAAAGAGAGAAGAAAGACCAGGATCTCAAAAAGTAAGCGAAGAAGATTTACCATTTTAACATTTAGGGTAGGTATGTTATTTTCCGTATAAATATATTAACTAATAATAACGCTATGCCTATCCTAAAAATTTGGGGTAACAGTATATATTAACATTTAAAAATTAAAGGAGTATATCTTACCTTTGTTTATTTATACCTTCTAATAGAGATTGTTAAACAAATACAACAGGTTGGCAAACCAGTTACCCCAAAAACAACAAGGAGAAATATGAAAACATTAGAATTATTTGCAGGTAGCAGAAGTTTTAGCAAAGTTGCTGAACAACAAGGATTCAGAACGCACACTACGGACAATGAAAATTTTGACAAGATAGATCAGGTGTGTGATATTTTTGATTTTAATATAGATAAAGCAATAGACAGTCTTGGTGGTAAACCACAAATAGTTTGGGCAAGTCCACCTTGTACTACTTTCTCTATTGCTAGTTGTTATTATCATTGGAATAAAGATAGAACTCCAAAAACAGAAAGATGTAAACAGGGAATTAAAATAATAGAAAAAACTATTGAGATTATCGAAGAAATAAAACCAATGTTTTACTTTATTGAAAACCCAAGAGGGTTATTAAGAAAGCAAGAAATGATGGATATATTTCCAAGAAAAACAGTTACCTATTGTTCTTATGGGGATATGAGAATGAAACCAACAGATATTTGGACAAACCTAGATTGGACTCCAAGAGAAATGTGCAAGAATGGAAACAAAGATTGCCACCACCAACCAGCACCAAGAGGGAGCAGCACAGGAACACAGGGATTGAAAGGTGCTTATGAAAGAAGTATGATTCCACCACAATTATTTGAAGAATTATTTCAACAAATGGGTAATGCACAATTAAATGCTTTGTTGAAATTATTTGTCGAAGAAAAGGATAAAAGTTGATTTAAAATGAAAAATAACGATAAGATATTATGTATGATTAAACAGCGATTAGATGTTGGTGCTGCAAAGTATGGCGAACAAGTGCCGATTGATGGATCTAGGGATAATTTAAAGGAAAGTATTGAAGAATTACTTGATTTATGTGTCTATTTGTCTGCTGTAGTGTTAGAATTGCACGAAAAATACAAAGACGCTGAATAAGGCGTTATCTTGATGTTTTAGTCCACTTTGTTTGCTTTTGCTTACGATATGCTATCATCATCAATTTAAATCGAATCTTGAGGTATTCTAACGAGAAAAATTTTCTAAAGTTGCTCTTCAATTCCAACCTCAACCCTATATACATTATAAGCAGTTTCAGATACAGGAAATTTATTACTAACCAATCTTACGGTGTACCAAGTGTTCCCATCTTCACTATATTGGAAAGAATTTTTTTGTCCTTTAGCATAATCAAACAATGCAACCAATCTATTTTTATTTGCTTCGCTTATATTTTCATAAACAAGCTTTCTTTGTATTCTTGATGATTCGTGATTAGCAAATGTATAAGTTTTGCCACCTAGAGATTTTTTAGATTTTATTCCATCATACACTTTAGATAGATCTATTCCAACATTTGGATTTTGTGTTGGAGTATAAGTAGGACTATCATCTTCATTGACCTGTGTGTTATCGTTGTGCGTTGCTGCACTTGTTCCATTGACTGATCTAATAACTGTTAAAGTATTTGAGGATATATCTGTAATAGTCATTTCCTCGCTATCTACCTTTATATTTTGCCCTACCTCAAAATCTGAACCATCATCAACATTAATCCCTGTTTCGGAATTATCTAATGCTTCATTAAGTAATGACGTGCTATTAGTATCTGGTGTTGTATCTACTCTGAATCTAACTCGTGTAATTGCCATAATTTAATTTACCTCTTTTTATATTTCTCTCAAAGTTACTTTTAAACTTCCTACGCTTCTAGTTAAAGAAATTACGATAAACTTCTTTCCGTTGAACGATTCTCCAAATGGAGCTATAACTTGATTGGTATGGCTAAATGCACATATATCTCCAACTTCCATTAAGTAAAAGTAAGAACTACCACCAGAGCTACCTGGATTTACTATCTCTGTGCTTATAATTAATTTGGGATTTCCCTCAATAGAATTATAATAATTCGCAAACCCACTTTCAACCAATCCCCCCATATTTGCTTCTCCTGCAGCTGCTCTCAATATTCCGAGTTCGTCTGTTTTTACATTTTCTTTCGTATCTATATTATATGCAGATCTTGGATTGTTTGTTGTATCTGTGCAGGTAATTTCTCTAAAATTTTTATCATTAATAGGATTGACTTCATACTTTACTTCTCTTTTAGTTACTAAGGATTCAAATGGAGTAACCGATATAGTCATATTAGCAATATCGTCTTTCGATATAGTGTGAACTACTGAAGGATTTGTAGCAATGTATATATATTGTGGAGTATTATCAGCAGGTTTAAATCTGAATATAAATCCACCCTCATATTGAATTTTCTCTAATAATTTTTTTATCTCAATAGGTTTATGTATCCAATATTTACATTTCCAATTTGCTCTTGCAGTAGCCAATGCACTATAATTGCCTGGAGTCGTAGTTATTCCTACAAATCGATGTAATATATCTCTGTGCATATCTGGCATAATGCTTACAACATTTCCAGAACTCCAAGACTTGTCAAATCCGTCAGATCCAGTATATAATTGCTTAACCGATGTTACTGCACTTGAGTTAGCAAGTAATAATTCATCTGTGTCGTTGTCATCTACTATCTTTGTTGCTAGAGTAAAATAAGTATCTTTAACTGTTACTACTGCTGAGTTTGCAGTTCCCCCATCATCTGTTGCAACATTACTAAATTCAATTTTTAGAGTAATTTCTTCTGGAGTTTTTTTAGTTGCATTTGAAAAATCATTAGTATCTATCAAATCAAATTCTTCTGCTGTTACAGTTGCATTTGCAGTTTTAGTTATTGTCTTTGTTACTGTAGTTCCATCGTGCTTTAATCCAACGATAATTTTTATAGTCAATGTTCCATTATTTGATGTATAACTTGCTACTTGATAATTAACAAAAAATTTAAAAGTTTGTAAAGTATGTTCTTCTTTAGGTATGTCTGTAAAAGTGTATGTTGCACTTGCGTTTACATCTGTATTTAAAGAGCCAGTAAATGTAGCGACTGTTAAAACTCCAGAAGAGTCGTAAGCATTTCCTGCGTTAGCTACTGTTATTCCAGTTGCACTAACAGCGTCTGTTGCTGTCTGTGGACGAATTTTATAAGACCTATGTAAATCTAAATCGGTACGCATCACATTTTTATTTGTATTGTTGGATTCTCCTTCATAGTCATCGTATGTTTGATTAGCAGTTCCACCACCTGCTGTATCGTCTAATGGACACATACGAGGAACGCCATAAGCATCAAAAGAATCTTTTACTGGATAATGCAATCTAGCATCAGATGTTTCTGCTTGGTGGAATAAGCAATTATAGACATCATTATTTAATGTATCTACCTGTACTGGAAAAACCCTAGAAACATCTACAAAATCTGGAACAGATACGGTTGATGTTTCAACATAACCCTCCCCATAAAATACTGGAAAGTAATTACCTGTCTTACTTTGATATTGTGGTATAGAAATATCTTTAATCGGATCGTGAACAGCTATCGTCATAGAAATAGTATCAACTCCATTAATCTTTACATCTTTTAGTCGCCCTTGAAATATTTGTTCGGTATATCCACCAACCCTAGAATAAACAACAACTTCGTGATTTATATATTTTCTTGCACCACCGTATATTTCGGCAGCTAGGGTAGCAGAACTGTGATTATCTAAAGTTCCATTTACGCAACTTAGCGTAATATTTCCTACAGAAGCAGTAGATTTTGATAAATCTATAGACTCCCTTATGCTTGGAGAATTTGTTATAAATTCGTGGTATTTGTCATTGCTGACAGCACCTGGAGTTACTTCAGCTGTAGCCAACCTAATAACTTGATTTACATTAAAGCTATCTGCATCATAGTTATTGTTCCTAAATTCAAAGAGCCATTCTTCTTTAATAGTGCTAGTTAAAGCATTATTGTAGTTTGTTGAACCTGTTAAAGCCATTACGCTAGATTTCGTTTAATTGTATTTTCTATTTCTGGTAGTAAGTTATCTCTTACAAATTCTTGTGTTCCAATGACATTGCCCATAATATTTACATTGATAGAACTTCCTCCACCTGCATCGCCAAAGTCTGGACTAGAAAGAGGTGTAATATCTACTCGTTCACGTCCTCCACTATTATCCCCAACCATAATCATTTGTTCTCCACCTGTAATAAATGAACCACCACGAGCAAATGCTGGAGGTTTTTGTCCTGCAATTAAACCTACCTGTGCTGCACTAGATCCTTTAACTAGACTTTGAAATCCTCCCATAGCTCCTGCTGCCTTTAATGCCCTAGCAGATTGAATAGGATTTGTAACTGATAATTTTGCTGCTAATGCTAATAATTCAATTTGCATTTCTTTCAATTTAAATAAAGTTTTCATAGAGCTAGTAACTACTTGACCTATTTGATTTGCTTGATTTATTCTAAATATAATATTTTGTTGTGATTTAAATTTCTTTAAAGCATCTTTTTCCATACTTTGTCTTTCTTCGGAACTAGCATTTCTATATTTATCTGTGTCCTTTAAAGCTGATAATTCGGATTGCTTTCTTTGTTCTATGTTTTGTTGTAATAGACTTGTAATTTTATTAAAGTGCTGAGAGAACATTTGTTCTCTTGTAGTCATCATTAATTGCTCTGCATCTAATAATAGCTTTGTTTGTTCTTTGGTCAATTCAACAATTTTTATTGTTTCATCTTTTGCATCTTTTTTCTTATCTACAATACTTTCTTCTAAACCTGATATTTTTGCTAAAAGAGCTGCATATTCAAGAGCTTGATCTTGAGTCATTCTACCACTTTCAAGCTGTTTATTAATTATCGATAAAATATTTCTTTGATTGTTTATACCCTCTAATTGATTAGTGATTTCTTTTCTTCTTTCTAGGTTTTGTACCTTTAAAGTTGTTTTCATATCGCCATTAGCAGCAGCTTCTCTATCGTCCATTTTTTCAAGTTCTTCTCTAAGAGCTAATTCGGAAGTCCCTTGACTAAATAAACCTTTTTGCAATCTTGCAATTTCACTTAAAACTGTTTTTTTATTATTTGCAAAACCTTCCATTTGTTTCTCTATGATGCTTAAATCTTTAACAACACCAGCTTCTTCCATTCTTGTTTTTAGTAGCTTGGCTTGAGTTAGTTCTAAGTCTTTAGTTTCAACTCCCATTTCTTGCAAATGCCTTATCGTTGTTTCAAAAGGAGTTTCATTTGCTTGTCTTATTCGTTCTCCAAGTTTTTCAAAAGCACCAGTAAGAGTTTCAACAATACCTTTCATATCAACAAATTCGCCAATAGCAGCTTTCATTCTTGTAAAAGCGTCTGCCATATTAGAAACCATACCAGTTAATGTTTTAGAAAGTTTTTCAGTAGCACCTGCAATACCAACACTAGGATCAAGCAATGTTTCTTCTAATGCTTTTCTAAATTCTGGTAATGTTAGCTTAGATAAATCTTCAATACCTTTTGTATCACGAATAAGTTGTAAAATACCTCTTTCACGAAGTATGTCTGCTGCACCTGCACCACCAGCAAATGCTCTACCAAGTGCTTGTGCTGCTTCAGTAGCATTTACACCCATAAACGCTGCTAAATCAGCAGTAGGTTTAATCATTTCTTCTGCGTTTGTACCAAATGCTTTTAACGCTGCACCAGCTTCAACAACATCTGTTAATGTAAATGGAGTAGTTGCTGCTACCTGATTAAATTTTCTAAATGCTTGTTCTCCTCTTTTTACAGAACCGAACATAGAATTTAATCTTACTTGAACAGCTTCAAATTGCATTGCTGTTTGTACAGAGCTTCTAATACCTGCTGCCATACCACCAAATGCAAATGTTACAAGAAGGATTTTATTTCTAATAGAACCAATTACTCTTTGCAATCCAGAAGTAGAAAGACGCATACGATTCTGTGCTTTGACAACTTTATTTGATGTAATACCTAATTTTTTATTAGCAAAATTTAATTTTTCTATTCTACGATTTAATATAGATATCTGTCTGGCATTCTTGGTCATAGCAGAACGATGCTTTTCTTCTGCCATTAATAATTTCTTTGTAGCAGTAACTGCTTTTAGATTTGCGTTGTTAAATTTTCGTTGTGCAGCAGAAACTTTATTTTGTTCGGCAGCTAAAATTTTAAGGGAATTTATTAATTCGTTTGCACCCTTAGTGGTAAATTTTAATTGTATTTCTAATTGTTTAGCCATTTTGTATTTTATTATATTGTTCTGATTGTATGTAATTTAACATTTTTTCTATAACATTGCACTTATCAATCCATTTTTTTGGGTGTTTTCCAAAATAACCTTCGTATGGAGGTACTCCCATCTTCTTACAATAGGTATATCTCTGTATATCTCGTTGTAATTCTTTGTCTATAAAGTGGTTAGAACAAGCAAAGAAGGGTAGGTGTGATTTAATAGTTTGATGTAGAGTGAACTGTTTTTTATTCGTAGCGTTATGCTCTTCCAGCTCTTGTTTTAATAGGTCTATGACATACCAAACATCGTCCATAGATGTAAAGGTGTGAATGCTGTTATTCTTTTTAAGAGGTAACTTAGCTTCATAAGGGAAGGTAGAATATTGACAACCCTCACACCAATCATCTATTATGATATTTAATTCTAGTGAGAGGGTTTCTATTCCCCCAAGCTATTGTATTCCTGAATAGCAAGTTGGAGTTCTACACGATCATTAATCGATAGAGTTTTAATATATTTATCATCTGCTTTCTCTACACCATTTCTAATCCATAGTGTACTTAAACCAAATTGATTTTTAATTATTGATTGTCCATCAACTTCTTCGAATCGTACAGCGTCCATACATTCGTCAAATTTATCAACAGACATTTCTTTTAGCGTAGCTTTCTTGCCACTCTTAAGCGTTATTTTTTTAGCCATTATTTATCCTTGTGTTTGATTAACTAGCATTTGCAGTTATTGTGAAGAAAGGATCACCAGCAGTAGAACTTGCTATAGCTCGTTGCGATACTGATAAAAACATTGCTTCTTCTTCTGAAAAACTTACATCTGTAATTATAGAGTTGTCTATGTCTATATTGAAATCTCCACCTGTATTAGCTGTAGCCATTGTAAGCTGATTAGATACTGTTGAAGCAGATGTTTGTTGTGCGAAAGTTTCAATTAGTCCTTCGGTTTGTCCATCGTACTTAATAACAGCGTCTAAAGTTGCAGTTACTTCTGGCAAAGCTCTTTGGATTATTTGATAATTTCCATCATCGTCAAATCCCATAAACTGAGCATCGTTTTCAATAGTAAAACTAAATGATTTCATAACTGGATCTGAAATACCAGCTACTTGAACAGTAGCACCAGATTCGCCTACTGCATATTCTGACATATAATAATTGTCGTTAAAGTGTGCTGTAGTCCCAAATGTAGCAGCACTAGATGGAGATAAGTCAGGTTTCATACCTGTCTTAAATGTTCCAGATACTTTTAATCTTCCAGATTCTTCTCCAATATCTCCACTTACTGTAAGAGATGTTAATACGCACCCTGCGAAAATCATTTGATATCCTGATGAAGGGTTATCTACTATAACAGTAAATGTATTTTTACTATCAGAAATACTACCAGTTCCTACTTTCATACCAGAAGGTTCATAATTATTTAAAATAGCGTAAGAATCAGAATCATCTCCTGTAATATTCTCAACTAATTCTGGCATAACTACATTATCTGCTACGCCTGAAAAACTAATTTCTCTTACACTTAAACTATCAGTTACAAAAATATCTACAGCTTTTAGAGTTCTTCCTACTCCGTGTCTAATATCTAATACTTGTTGTGGATTCAATGAAGGCATTTCAATCGAATCAATATTAATTAAAGTTGCACTTGATGTTACTGCTGTTCCGATAGTTGTTTCTGGAACAAACGCTAATTGAAAATCTTTTGGAGAATACGATGTTGCACTAATAGCCATTTTACTTTACCTCTTTTTTAACTTTTGGTTTTATTTCTTTTACTTCTTCTACATAATCTTTTACTAATTTTGGCAAAGATTTCAGCTCTACGTCCTCTCTAGCATTTAATTTATACCAGTCAGATGGATCTAGTCCCAAGAAGCTTGGTTGTCTTGGCATCATCTTTTCTTTTAATTTATATATTTTAGCCATAATTAATTCCTTACAATATAAAAAGAACCACTCGAAGTTACAAAGAATTTATCACTAGAGGTAATAAATCTTACAAATTTCTCGTGAACCTCTTCATATAGAACAGGAACGGTTATTCTTGACACCATAGCATTAGGTAATCCTATGTCTATATTATGTTCAACGCTTGGCATTCCTGCATAAAAATAAGGTATATCTCCACCATTAGAATTGTTGAATAATACGGTTTCTATTCTACTGACATCTTTATACATTTCATCTAATGCTTTCTCATTGCTTCTTTCTGTGTTTATAATATAGTCCATTTCTATATCATATAAATTAATATAAGACCTAGTTCTCTTATCTTGTAATGTTTGAGAAATGGGATATATTCTTAATGATTTATTTCCAATTTTTTTATTTACGCTATCAAAGTATATTGGCAATGCACCTTTAAACTCTGTACGAAGTTTATCCCTTAAAGGAATCATAATCTTGCTGTATGTTATGTTATTGTAGGAGATAGCCATTATCTTACATTCCTTACTGTTAAGTTAAACGTAGCTTTTCTGTATCCATTAAATTCGATGTCATCGTCATAATTTATACCATTTATAGTAACATTGAACAATGGATCTAATTCCAGCAAAGAATAAAAAGTTTCTTCTATTCTGGATACTTGGTTAAAAAACGCTTTTATTGTTGTATCGTTTCTTTTTAAGTCTGACATAAAAAACTCTAAAGTTAAATTGTATGAATTTCCTACAAGGGAATACATTGTATTATGTGGCTCTGAATTATTACCCTTTAAAATAGCGAATTGATTTCCTCTGTATTGAAAATCCCTTGAACGAAAAATAGGCAAAGAACTGTAAAATTCGTTTTTAATTCCTGTCTGGATAGTTTCTTCTACTTTAACTTTCCAAGCATTGGTAGATGCAACAGACATTGTTATACCTTATAAAACTGTCTAAAGTCTTTTCTTGTCATTCGAACAGAACGCATAGAAGCATTGTCTGTTTCTTCGTATAGTCCCATTACTTCTACTTCCCACTCATCGTCAGCAGTAGCAGTTGAATTGTCGGCAGAACCTTGAAATCTTATTTGTAGTCCACCTGCTAATTCTTGATAATCTCCATTGATAACTTCTGTTTGAATAACTAGATTATTTTTTAGTCCGTCTGTATCTTTAGCATAGACTGAATATTTAGCAGTTCCTATTGCACCACCAGTTGTTACGATTACTTTTAATCTGTCGTAACTACCACGATAATTACCTCTAGTGTCAACAATATTAAGACTTCCAGCTACAGAGATTTTTCTTACGATACCTTTTGAAGCATCGCCTGTATTCTGAAATGATAATTTAGCTCGTCCACTATTTAAATCTTCTATGTGCATTTGAGCTTCATCAAATAACGCTTCTGCTATTTCGCTTGTTGGATCTTTCCCTTTTACCAAGAAATAAGCAGCAACTAATCCAGTTAGTCGTCTAATAAGATAATCGTATGTTCCATCTTTTAGCAAGAATTGTTCTCTTGGTAATGTAGCGTCTAGCTTAGAATCAACATAATTACTAGCGTCTTTCATTACTCTAGTTTTCAATGTTGCAAAATCTTCTCCTGCTTCCATTAATAAATCGTCTGGAGAACTTGCGTCATTATAATAATATACTGCGTCAGCAGCACTATCATAGAACCATTCATCGTTTGCATCTACAGCTGATTTAGATGATTGAACAGATCCTAAATCTTTTCCATCAACAAATAGCTGTGTTACTAATCCAGAATCGTGTGCCACATACCTACTGCCAGAATCCACTACCCAACCATAAACAGGTTTCTTTGTATCAAATTCATCTAGGTTTGGAAATACGTCTTTTAAATCTCGTGATGATATGTATGTAGGCATCTATGCTCCTTTAGCTCTTTTATACCACCCATACCAAAATTTTTCTTGGGTAGGGTTGTCTGAAATTAGCAAAGAATAGAATAAAATTCTATAAGAAATAAATCTATCTGCTTCCAATTTCTTCGCAGCAGAGATAGTAGCAGCACCAATAAGACCATCTTCCTTTATATCGAACGTATTTCTATTGTTACACGCCTTCTGTAGTATCTTAACGGCTCTTGATTGACCTGTGTTGACCACACAGTCGAAATAAGGGTATTGTAGCTCTAGTGGCAGTTTATTTGCCTTTGAGGGAATCCAATAATCATTGTAGTATATTTCCTTTGCTTCTTCTTTGGTTAGGTTTTTGATGTCAAGGTGGGGATAAAATCTTTTGGTAATACCATATTTGGTTTCCCCACCCATATCATCTTTGTCGTTGACATATCCTCCTTCGTGCTGGAGAACTTTATCTATAATCTCGTCAAATGACATTACGCCGATTTCTTGACTTTCTCGAAACTTCTCATTCCACCTAATCCCAGCATACCAAGTAAGACTGTCGTCAATGTACCCATATCGAATACTGGTAGTTCCATAGGTTTCCCAAAAGAGAATAGTAGGAATGTTAGAAAGGGTTGCAATACAAAGTGATAGCATAACGCTATTCCACAAGTCCAACCCACGAAAGGACGCCAACCACTTACAAACAGATTCGTAGAACCTGCTTCTACTTTGTTGACTTCGATTTGTGCTTTGTTGATCTCTTGGATTAATTGTGCTTTTTCCTCTTTGTCTAGTGTGAATTTATCAACGTGTCCTGCGACTTTATCGATAATACCTGCAACTACATTCAGTTTAGGCATCTTCTTCTACTTCTTCAAAAGAATCATTCAATTCTTTAGAGAAGCTGTTTTTAGCAGCTTGAAGTTGTTGAGCTTCAAAATTCAAGCGTCCCATCTTCATATCTAAATCTCTTAAATGATTTACTAGCACTTTTTGTTCATCTGATAGATCAGAAAACGAAACTTCTTTTCCGTCCTCTAATACAATCTTCATTTCTTCTTGTTTTTTTTCTTCTGGCATTTTATCTCCTTAGTATATTAACCAATTAAATCCAGTCTTTGCTTCGTATGATTGAACATCATACATATTCAAATATCTGGCTTCAAGGAATATACCGAACTTATTAGTTAATTTCCAACCATAAACTAATCCCAAGTCATAGTCCATTCCATTATCTGCTAATTCATAGTTAAATGAATAATCAGACATTCCTTTTGTTACTGGATAGGCAGTTGCCCATAAGTGAAACCAATTCTTTGGATTGTATTTATAATAATCTGCACCTACGGATAAACTTAATTCATTCTGATACCCTAAGTCTTTAGCGTAACTTTCGTTATAGTCTTTGACTATCTGTCCATAGATTTGCTTATAAAACATATCATCTGTATTTGCTACTAAATTACCCTCTCCATCATACCAATGATAATCATAATACTCAAAACCAAAATCCGTGAATTGTTGTGTCCACTCATCAGTAAATCCATATTCGTATGCAAATAACCAAAATGGGATAAATTCACTTATATCTATATTTTGTTCGTCCCACCATAAGTCAATAGGTAAGAAGTCAAGGTATGCAGGGTGTGAACGACCTGCTACACCCATAGATAATGCAAGATTTCCTAGATTCTTTTTATATCTCATATCTAACGCAGCAAACTCTACATCTTCTAATCCACGATAATCGTAATTAGCTTTTGCAATAAAATGCTCCCCCATATACCTAAGCATAAATTGTTGATTGACAAATTCTTCTTCAAACTCTTTGTGGTCTGAATATTCAATCACATATTCCCAACCTGTAGGAACATTACCAATAGCAGCACTTGAGTTAATACTAGATTCGCTACCATCATAAAAAACTTCACTTTTATTCTCATAGCCAAATCTTGCTAACTTTCTAATACCGAAAGTCATAACAGAGTGGTCATCTAGTTCTTGT